TCCAAGAAACAGAAAAATTTTTTCCGGTGAGGTTCGAATGGCGGACGTTGGAGTTACGTCTACTGTCAGCACGACGATCGCGATAACATTAGAAGTTAACGTTTCTTCCGTCGGAACCATTGAATTCCGCGTGAAAGGTCCTAATGGCAAGTCAGTGATAGTTGGAGACAAACCAATGTACGACTTCTCGTCTGTCACTTTCCTAACACGCAGTGTGGCGGAATTGCATAAACACAGCTTCAATAAAGTGTTGTATGTTTTGAGTTTAACAAGAACGCCAGCACAACGGAAATCTATTTCTGTGAAGGAGGCGGAAAATACTTTTTCTCAAAACGTGAGTGAAAATCTAGAGACGGAATTGAAGAAGAACAAGAACTTTGACCAGGATGTCTTCTCAGTTCTCAAATTACTCTTGGGGAGATCTGTTTCGAAGATTTTACGGGGATCCAGATTGGAAAAACTTCTTCTCTGAAGCCATCAAGACCTGCTCACGAAGAGTAGAACAACCAATTACTGTTGGGAACTTCACGTATAGCGTACCTATGCTAAATGCGGCACGAGAAGGTAGCGTTGCATTGGAGTTAGTCTACCTGGTAAATAGTGAAAAAATTTTTAAATGGGCGAGTTCGTGTGGTTTAAATATTGAAAATTGCATTAGGGACATCGATATTTCGAGTAATTGGTGCACTAAAGAAGTCGAAGAAGTACCCAAATCAACGGGATGTAGGTTCGGTGTTGAAGAAGTTAAACAATTTCTTCAAAGATTGTATAGTTACAGGATGATAGACGGTTTCGAGGTAGAACATTGTTGGTCTCTGTCGAACTCTTGTGGAGTGTTAGTTGACCCAAATGATATTAAAAGGTTCGTATCTCTGACCTTTAAAACCACTACCGACATAAATTCCAAGGAAGAAGTGAGTACAGGTACCACCATGGGTGACTATCTCGTATACTGCTTGGGATTGTACGAAAGATCGGTTCAAAAATCTTTCTCAGGTCAAACTCAACTATTCGAAAACTTTGTGCGGTATGTTAGAAAGTATTTATCGAAGACTGATTTAAGGTATGAATCAGCGAAGAGCAATCCCGTTATCACCGGAATACTGTACGATATGTGTCTGGAGTATAACATATTTTCTTCAACGTACTTAAAGAATATCAGCGATTTCGATGTATTCTTTAATAAATATTTACCGGTTTTAGCGGAGTTGTTCGAATTTAACTGGGTGGATGTTGCCTCAGACCCGCGTTTAATATTCGATATCGAAACTATGGAAGTACTAACCAGTGTACCCAAGTTGGGATTGCTAGACGCTGGGATGGTGTTGGGGCATAAATTAGTCGGTCTTGATTCTTACAAAGATGACGACAGAGGATTTCAAGCTCTCGAAGTTTACCTAACTGGCATAATGTCACGAGACAACCCCAATCTGAGCGAAGAACAGCTTTGGGTTGGGTTTCTACTGTATTACGGTAAGTACAGAACAGCTTCTAGTCGTATAGAAGCTCGACCGGAAAACTACACAGTCCCTGAACGGGCCGGAGGTTTCACGATAAAGATGTCTGGTGTAGAACGTGCGTTCGATGAATTGCAACGTAATCGCAAGGATATGAATGTTAGAAGGAGGTTCAACGCTAGCAAAGCGGATTTGGCGCTTTTTACATTCCGACGGTTGGGAATCAGTTTCAAACCATTAACGAATTTGAATGTACCTGAGAAATTCGCATACTTGCATTTAGACTACTACAAGTATATCGAGACTCGATACCTTACGGATGAAGAGAGTCTGATTATAAACAACATCTACAAAGAGGTTGATAAGATGTGCACTGAAAGGACTTTAGCTCTGCGTTCGAAAACTAAGAAGGCGGACGAGGTCGTGGGAAGACACAATCGTAAGCAGAAGAGTGAGTCCAAACACGAAGGTCGAACCAACGCACAGCGCTGGGGTAAGGTTATAAACTTGCGTCGTCCAGGGATTAACGAAGACTTTAACTTACTTAAATTGAGGTCGACTTTATACAGCGGCGTTGCCGGAACTCAGAATCATGGGCGATAAGAAAAGCAACGATTACGACAGTTCAATGCAAATTCAGAAAATTAACGAAAGCTCTAGCTCTATTTTGTCCAACATGAATAAAGACAAATTGGAAAGGTACTTCTCAAACACAACGTACGACAGCTGCGAATTTGTGGACTCCGACAGATTCAATAGTTTGGAAATAGACGAAATATGCGGAGTGCTTAAGGAAGGGTTTAAAACACATTTAAAGACGGTGGACGAAGATTTTCCGATACACATAACGTGGTTTTTAATACGAGCTGCCAAAGTGTCTACTAGTGAACGTACCACCTATAAATACTCTTATAGTTACGATATTAAAGGAATGAAATACGTGGTGCAGGACTCCTGGATTTTTCCAACCGTGAAGTCAGCAACAAAAAAGTTTGGTAGACAAAATAGCGTGCGAGTGTTTTGTTCGACTTTCTCAGAATACTATCTCGTGGTGGCGGCTAAATTAGATCCCGCCGTTTTCACTGGAAGGTGTTTTGCGAGGAAAGGTTTACCAGCGAAACGCGAGTACCTGGGGGCAGATTTCGTGAACGGTAACGAGTCGGTTCTGGAGGACCGAGAACGCGCTATGTCCATCGTCGCCACAGAAAACACTCTCAAGAGAGCTAGTTTTAACTTAGCTGAAAAATCTTTAATAAGTCTGTACGACTTATAAACAAGGTTTTCTCTTCCAACTCAGTTTGAAGAGTGAACATATAAATAATTTTGAGATAAATCATGGCTTTATCAGGAGCAGAACAAATAAACTTCGACGTTAGCACGGAAGGGATATCGGCTACTCACAACGCTGATGGTATTTTAGCGGAAGATGAAAAGAAATTGTTCATCGGTGCCATCACGGACGCTTTTGAGAAGAAAGGAGTTGCGAAAGAGTACTTCGGTTTCTGCTTAGGTCACCTTTTGGTTGCTTTAGCTGTTCGAGGTACCTCTCCGGAAACCGAACACAGCAGCAACACGGAACTTACTAAACTAAAACTGAAGGACAAGGAAGTGAGCATAGATTACGGTGATTTATTCAAAGCTATAAGCACTATGAGCAAACTCAATAACAAGAAAAACCCCGTGAGAATCTTCGCTAGGTCATTTAGTGATGAATATCTCAAATTCGCAGCGAAACTTGGCAATGACATGCCTCGACTGGTTCGCGGAGATGCTTTAGGTCTACCCGCTGAACACAACTACCTAGCCGCTGATTTTATTGTGGCCAACAAGAACATGAGCGATTTAGAACAAGCTAGAAAATTGCATGCTAGCATTCACGCTCTCGCTAAGAATTCCGTTTCTGACGGTGAACCAATCACAAACCTCCACAAATTTGGTCGTGGAGCCAATAAGTGAGATGGTGGATGACGTAGCAAGCTCGCTTTCATCGTACCAGTGTAAGATCTTCGATGATGATTGTGTCTACTCTCTAAACCTAGATCTTACGAACGTGGCGGAACATCGTCGTATTGATTTAGTAGTCGACTATAACATTCTAGTCTTCTCGTCCGTGTTAAACAATGATTCGAGTACTATACAATTCGAAGGAGTGTCAGAACTGTTGTCTATTCTACGGGAATTCAATTGTACTATCAAAACCTCTTCACGAATGGTGTACGATGTAAAACAATGTTCAAAGTTTCTTAGAAATCATTCTAGTGAATCTGGTGTTGTAATTTTATTTCGAAAAATAAATTGCACTATTGCGTTCACGATGGATTGTAAGAACCTTCGCGGTTTCGAAGAAATAATACTGAACGG